AAAAGATTATACACTATATTATATTATAGGCGGAATAATTTTATTGTATATGGCAGCAACTAAAACACAATTAGGACAATCCGTTTCCGATAGTTTATTTTCTTTTTTACGTTATTTAGAGGAAGGAAACGAACCAGCATTAACAGCATATCAAGATAGTGCAGGAGTATGGACTATTGGTTATGGTAGTATTTATAATTTTGATCAACAAAGACCGGTAAAGGAAGGCGATACTATAGATGCAGCAACTTCTGAAAATTGGTTAGAGCAAGAGGCAAATAATAAATTGCAATTTGTTCAATCATTGGTAACGGTGCCTATAAATAATAATCAATTAGTTGCATTAGGTTCTTTTACTTATAATGTAGGTGAAAGTGCATTTAAAAACAGTACATTGTTAAAATTATTAAATAGTGGTGCAGATATTAACACAGTAGCAGATCAATTTAATCGGTGGATATATGCGGGCGGTAAGGTAGTGAATGGCCTTATTAACCGCAGAAATGCAGAAAAAGCATTATTTCTTTCTTAATGACAGGCATAGTAAGGTTTAGAGCAATCCTAGTATTTTTATACTGGGATTTTTTTTAAAAAAAAATTTTCAAAAAATTTGGTTATATCAAAAAAAGAGTTTTCCTTCACATTAGAAATGATTTATTAACAACTAAAATTTGCCCAAATGCAAATTAATTACACACCTACCAGCAATGATTTATTGCTAGAAATGGCTGAAATTGAAAAAAAAATCAGCCAAACGAAAGTTATTATTTCCCAACTTTGTTTTTCAGACATTTCAATTATGTTTTTTACACGTTCTAAATTGGGTGAACGAATGTATCATTTTTTACGACAAGATAATTTTGAGTTCAATTTAGAAGTTGAACTTACAAAATTATTGATGGAAAATTATGAACAATTAAATGATCGTTTAGCTGAAAAAAAATTACATTATTCACAAATTACCAAAAAAGTAAAATGAAACCAATTATTTACAAAGGTTATTCCATTATATGGGATAATTATTATAGTGCATATATATGCAACATTGATGGTAGCAAACACGAATCTGTTATTAAAGCTTTTAAATGGATTGATTTTTTAACTAAATAAAATATACAAAAATGAAAAAACAACACACACAAAGTAATGAATGGCGCAAATTAGATAGGTATGATATGCAATATTATATTGAAAATATGATAAATAGTGGCAAAATAGAGAACGATACTTATGATTTGTCTATATTTATTAACTTTTTGTTTGGTACAATTGGCACTAAAAATATAGACTATACAGAATATGCGTCTGTTTATATGAAGGTTGAAAAATCAGATGGAACAGAATTAAAATTTAGAATATCCGACCATGCAAGTAAAAATGCAAGAGATTGGGATATTGATATTATAATTGGGCAAGATGCATCAGAAACAGCAGAAAATATAGTTTAAAAATTGTATGATGGCAAATCACAGCCTATTTATTGGGAAAACAAAAATGGTAATATATTTTAACAAACCCTTAAAATTTATTTTATGACAACTTATAATTTAATACAAACCTATTGGTTTTTTATTTCAGTAATATTTTGTGTGTCAGTAGCCATTATGCGAAAGAATAATGACTACTTTGCAATTGTTTTAAAAATGACAAATGTTTTATTTTTACCTGTTATTTTAATATTGGTTACAACATTTGCATTAGCTAAAATATTATTAAACAGGACTACTGTCAAAGAATTTATCAATGATTATTTAATTCCATTTTTCAAAAAATTAATTGTATGAATCAAAATGAACAACAACCTGCATTCCCCTGCGTTCCTATGCAAGACAATTTTCAACGATTGATTGCTCCAATACCAGGAATGTCTAAATTAGAATATTTTACTTTAATGATTTATAGCCAGAACATAAAAGAATTACTACCAGATAGTGCTATAACATTTGCAAAAGAAATATTATTAAAATTAGATGAAAGTGCAAAAAAAAGTGATGATAACACTTTACAAATAATTAAATGAATAGAAATGAATTATTACAACAATTATCGCAAAGAAAATACAATCCAGATTATATACCGCCGCCAGATTACAAATTATTTACTATAAAAAATAAAATTGTCGGCACCCTTCAAAATTTTTGTGTTTTTAGCGGATTGCCCAAAACTGGAAAATCAACTTTTATTTCAGCTTTAATTGCCAGCTCATTACATCCTTTTGATTTTTTTCAGATGAAAATTAATTTTCCTGAAAATAGAAAAAAGATATGTTATATAGACACAGAAAGCAGCTCTTATGATTTTTTTCGTCAAATGGAAAGAATAAAAAAATTTATTGGCTTAAATCGTATGCCAGAAAATTTAGACGCTTTTCAAGTTCGAGAAGATAATCATATTACTATTATGCAATACATTGAATTGTATTTGTCAGAAAATGCAGATTGCTGTGTATTATTAATTGATGGCTTATTAGATTTAATATTGAATTTTAATGATGAAACTGAAAGTAAAGCATTAATTCAATGGATAAAACGTATTACTAAGCAATACAATTGTCTTATTATTACAGTTATTCATTTGGGTAAAAAAGATAATCAAACATTAGGTCATTTGGGATCCATGGCGGATAGATATGCACAAAGTACGTTGTTAATTGAAAAAGATAAAGAACAACAATGTTTTACTTTGAGTAGTAAATTTATGCGATCAGATGAAGATTTTGAGCCAATAACAATTAAATACATAAATGGATCTTATGTTGAATATTATTTACAAAAATCTTCAGAACAAGAAATTAGAGAAAAATATAAAAAGAAAGGCAGCAGTTAAAACCGCCGCCCTAGAAATGATCACTACAACTAAGAGCAAATCACTTTTTTCACCACAAATATAATATTATGACAACACAACAAAAAATTTATTTTATTATTCAGCAAAGAAAATCTTGCACATTGGACGAATTAGTACAGATAACAAATTTAACGAAAACCAGGATAATAAGAAGCCTTTATCCGTTAATTGTTAAAAGAAAAATTAAATCAGAAAGCAGTGAAGGATTGAGATATTTTATGATTAAAAATAAAAAATAATGAAACAATTTTTAAGAATATTATATGCGTTTTTTTTATTGTTAATACAATTAATTTATTTTATCATCATTTGTATTGTTTTTTTACCATTAATTATTTATTCTTTAATAGCAAAAAAATGAATAATCAATATTATACGGCTATTGTTTTTTTTTCGCCTTTTACAAAAAAATTACCTTTTAAATATCGCAACATACAAGACGAAAATAACTTTGTAAATTTTTGCAAACGAAAGTTGCCAGGATCAATTTATTTTAATTTGTACAACAAAAACACAAAGGACTTTGTAAAAAGAATTTGGATAAATTAGTGTTTGAGTTTTGTTTTGTATCAAAAAGCCGCAAAAATTGCGGTTTTTTTTGTGCATATATGTTATGTATATTTAGTAATAAAGGTGAAAAAAGTAGATATATATACATTTTTAGCTTCGTGCGTATTTTTTGCCGCGCTTGTGGGCGCGGAAAAAACTGCGAGCAGGCACGAAGCTAACGAAAATATATTATATCATGCCGAATTTTTATTTTTTTTTATCCACAATTTTTTTTTTGATATAATTTTATGTGTTAAATTGCAAAACAAACCAATTGAATGAAAAAAAATACCTGGTGGGTTATTGGCTCAATTGTAGCAATAATTGCTTTTTATAAATACAGGATGGCCAATTTATTAACATATTCTTTTAATGGTATTTCTTCGGGATTGAATGGTTTAACTCCAGTTTTAATTGTATCAATCAATATAACAAATCCAACTAGCACAACAACTACAATTGATGCTATAAATGTTACTATAATTAGCAACGGAATTACAATTGGAAATGTAAATGCAACTTATAATCAATCAATTGCTGCCAATACTACAACAGTATTACAATTGCCTGTAAATATATCTATTAGTGGATTGATTAATGATATAACAACAACAATACAACAGGCAGGAGCTACGTTTGAAATAAATGGTAGCATTACTGCTGATGGAATTGCTTTACCAATTGACATTAAATATAATTTTTAATAATGCCAAAAAATACAGAACTGTTAGCACAATTACAACCTTTTGCAAACAATGAAGTATTAATTGTGGATGATCATAGCGTTGGTGATATTATTGGAGCAATTTTAGATACTCATAATAAATACAAAGATCAATATGATTATATTTATACTTATTTTGTAGGATCCACTCCAGAAGAAACAGCAAAAAATGTTTTTAATTATTTAAAAGCAAATGTTAAATATAATATTGAACCCGAAGATTTACAAACAGTAAAAAGCCCTTCTGCTATAATCGCAACAGGAAAATCTGGATCTGATTGTAAAAATTATGCCCTATTTATTAATGGAGTTTTAGATGCTTTTGGAAGAAATGAATACGAAAATTTTGATTTATATTACCGTTTTGCTAGTTATGATATAGGTGATCAAACTCCGCAGCACGTTTTTGCTGTTATGGTTATTGACGGAAAGGAAATATGGATTGATCCAGTATTATCTTATTTCAATCAAAAAAAAATTCCTTACTTTTATAAAGACAAAAAAATAAAACAAATGGCACTTGTTGCTTTATCAGGAATTGATGTGTATGAAAATTATAATAAAAACATAGTAAATCCTTATGGAAATTATTATAATAATAAACACATAGGAGATGCAACTACTAATCTTATTAGTGCAGGAGCTTCAACAGGAGCAAATATAGTTTTACCTGGATCAGGTTTAGTTGTAGGAGCATTAGCTAATTTAATTAGTTCAATTTTTCCTACCGGTGGCGGTACTGCAAATGATTGGCAAGGATGGGATGCTTTAGACGTACAATATAATAAAGGACAATTAGGAACGCAGGCCGCAACACATATCAAAGGAATTATTAACAATACGGATCTTAACCCTAAATTAGCAGCACAAAATATTTTATCATGGATACAAAGTAAAGGCAACAATGGATTGAATTTAATTTGTACAACTTTTAATACAGGACATGATTTAAATGGGCAAACTGTTACAATTAATGATGTTTTAAACGCATTAACAAAAGCTGGTTATCCTTCGCAAGGACAATCACTTTATAATTATTATCAACAATCTAT